TTAGGATTGTTCGCCCACAATTTGCCCACGTGAATTTAAAAATGCATCGTATTGGTGTACAGCAGTTTCTTCCATGGATTTTGTTACATGTAAATAAACATTTGCTGTCATATCAATTGTAGAATGTCCTAAACGTTCTGAAACATATTTAATGTTTGCCCCACTTTGTAATAAATGTACGGCATGTGTATGTCTGAATCCATGTAACGTAATGTATCTAAAATTTCCATTTTTACAAGCTCGTTGTAAAAATCGTATGGTCGTAGAATGGAGCATACATGAGTTATCTTCATGGGTAAAGATGAAATCAAAATTCGGGTAATATTTCCCGTTTTTTAGAATGTTTTGGGCTTGTTCAGTTTTAATTTTTTCTAAAAGTGTCAACGTGGATGAATCCAAGGGAAGAATCCGGATACTACTTTTGTTCTTAGGTGGTCCAAAAATAATTTTCTCATTTCTTTGAGTAGAAAGCAATGTTTTATTAATATGGAGCTTCTTTTTTTCGAAGTTGATATCACTCCATTGCAATGCCAAACATTCTCCGATCCGTAATCCAGTGCGTGCTAGAAATGAGAATAAAGAATAATATTTAAATCCACCTTGTTTGTTTAAAATAAAATCTAAAAAGGTGTGTAGTTCATCTACATCGTAACATTTTAATTCATTGTTTGTTTGGATAATTTGTCGATTCTGAATTTGGATTCGATCAGCAGGATTTTTCTCTAAAATTCCAAATTCATGGACAGCTGTATTTAGTGCTCCCTGAATTGTGGCATGAATCAAATTTACGGTTTGTTTGCTACGCTTTTCAAGTAATGAGTTAATGAAATTTTGGTATTGGCGCCTTGTTAAATCTTTTAAGCGTATAGACCCGAATGCGGGTAAGATATATAGTCGTATGTTTCTCTTATAAATTTTATATGTCTGGGGTGCAACATTATTTTTCTTGTAAGTGTCTAACCACTCGTACATGTAATCATTAAACGTTAGCTGTCTATTATTTACATTTGTACCTTTAGCAAGTTGTGCTTCGATCTTAGCAGCTGCTAGCTGTGCTTCTTTTTTTGTTTTAAATCCCCCCTTAGATGTTTCCTTGTATTTTCCCATTTCTTTGTATCTTACACGGTATTCCCATTTGTCATTACGTTTTCTGAAACTAGCCATTGTGTTCACTCCATTCAATTTTTATAAAAATGCTCCTCTTGTTAGAGATAAAAATGTAGAGCTATCTTTAAATAAATCTATCCATTTGTGTAGGTATTCCATAGTGCTGTAATAATTCTTGCTTTGTTTGTATGTAGTAATCATGATGACTTCCATCGATAAGAAATCTCGTTGCAAAATAGTTTGCTTCAGCTTCTATACGAATTTCAGAACAAAGAGATACTGTGGATAGTTTAGGTGTATTTTCATCTGGATGAAATAAAGCGTGCCCCAATTCGTGAAAACAAGTGAAGATTTGATTCTGATATGAAAGTCGTTCGTTAATATGTATAAAAGGGATACGAGATATTTTGTGATAGTATCCATAAATATCCCCCAAGGATTCTGTGATAACGACTATGCCTTTTGCTTCAGCAATAAGGAACGGATCTCTGGTGTTATATTGTCTAAGTAGCTTGTCTATTGCTAAGTTAATTTGCTGTTTGGAAACCAATTAGATCCACTCCAGTCATTCTTCGTTTCTATATTTTTTAGGTGTAAATTTCTTTTTAGCCATTTCTTTTCCTAATCTCAGAGAATTTTCTAAAGAAATAATTAAAAGCTGTTTTGTTTCTTCTGACATCGGTTCGGAGTCTTTAGAGAATGCGAGTGCATCTGCGTTGCTCATATCCGCTATTAATGCTTCTAATTGCTTTTGAATATCTTTTTCATCTTTTTCGGTAAGCTCCCAATATTGTTTTTTTGTTCTACCTAGTAAGTAATCTATCGAAACGTCAAAGTAGTCAGCCACTTTTTGTACACGTTCAACGGAAGGAGTTCTTTTTTTCCATTGGTAAATGGTGTTTTGGCCAAATCCTAAATCTTCTTCTAACTTAGATACAGATATATCTTTCTTTTGGCAAAGTTGTTTTATGATTTCTGTAATTCCCATTAGATCAACCCTTTCAACTAGTACAGAGTGGTTTATTCAATAAGTTAGTTAGAAATGTTGACAACTAACGAATTGAATAATATAATTTGTACATGAGCTACTTATTTAGCTGTTGAAACACTACAAAGAAAAGCAGATAAATCACGTTCCCCAACGTTTAAGTGCTACAAGTGTAGGTTTGTTTAGCTATGACTTTATTTTATTCAATAAGTTAGTTTGAGTCAATAGAAAGCTAAAAATTTAGCTTATAAAATTAAAAAAGGAGTTAGCTTTACGGATAAACCATTCGGAAAAAAAGTTAAAACATGGCTGATTATTAACGATATGAAGCAAAAGGACCTAGCAGAAATGTTAGATATTTCAAATCCTTATTTATCAGACATTCTTTTCGGGAAGAGGGAAGGAAAGAAAGTAAAGGAAAAAATCATGAAAATTTTAGAAATAAAGGAGGCTTCATAATGGCAGCAACAGTTCAAGTCATTATTGATGATAGTTATGTAAAAAAAGAAGTTGCTCGCCAAGTGAATGAGCGTCTGGTAGACATGGGAGTTGGAACTTGGTGGGATATGAAGAGGCTTCAATACGAAACAAGTAGAAGTTATGACTGGTTAATGGAATATGTTGTTTGTGATTCCAGAGTACAAATATTTGCTAAACAAAAGAATAGTCGATGGTTATTTAAAGCGAAAGAAATGAAAGAGTTTCTTAATGCATTTTATGATGAATTATAAGAAGAAATCTGGGGATTTAGCAAACAATAATGGATTGTATAGAGAGAAGGTGAAGGGATATGAATATTGTGTTATCCGCAAGTAAATTAATGAAAGCATCAGATGTTGTAAAAAGATGTGCAGAAATGAGAAATAGTCTAGCGTTATTACTCATTACTGAATTAGCAGCAAAGTGTCAGTTAAGTGAAATGAACCGTAAGGTTTCAAATCGAGGGGGTGAGCTAATTGAAGGAGGTAACATTAGTTTTTAAATCAGGTGCCAAAGCAAGTTTTACAGTAGAACAATTTAAAACATTTAAAAATAGTTTTGGATTTTTATCAGGAATTGAATATGAAGGTGCAACTCCGACAGTACCATTCCACATTAGTTTGAGTAATATCGATGCAATATTTGTGAAAGACATTGGTGGAAAGGAATCCACTAAAGAACCTGATCATCCAATTGAAGATTTCTATGGTTGTGAAATTAAGCAAGATGATAAGTATTTTATATTTGGCCAGGATGCTGTACTTGAAGGGAATCTAACGAATTACTTAATTGCAGAACAAAATGTTGAATGTTTTCGAGCTGTATAAAAGGAGAAACCGTCAGTTGGGGCTGACGGCCTAATAAAAACACATGTTGAGGTCATTATAGCATGAAATGAATTCATGTAAAGGAGTGAACGATCATAATTGAAAATCCAATGATTATAGGAAATCCAAATGATTCAGCGATAACGAATGTTATGGGGCATTGTGCGAGTTGCAATAAGGAAATCTACTGCGGTGAAGAGTACTTGGATTTTGAAGGTGATTGTATACACAATTCAACAGAATGCGTTAAGGAATACGTTGTCGTACATTCTACAAGAAAGATTGCAGGTGAATGAAATGAACTTACAACAAAAGATTGAAAGTGAGATATCCATTTTAAGGCTTCTAATCGATCGATACAAACGTTGTGGTGATTCAGAATCTATTTGTGTGGTGATTGCCTATGAATACGGATTACGGGCGTTGATAGAAGTATATGAAATGAGTAAACAGAAAGAGGTGATGCCGTTTTGAACGCGTCAATAGAAGAATTAGAAAAAACGCTATCTGTGGAACGAAGGAGGCTAAGTGAATACCAAAGGGAATTAGAGAGGCTAATAGAAAAGAAACCAATTGTGGAAAAAAATATTCAAGAAACGACAGGTAAAATCTTTGACCATGAAGCTTCCATTTTTGTTCTAAAAAGCATGGCGAGGAGTGAATCAATTGGAAATCACAAACGGTTCTCAAATTACCAAAAGTAAAAAGGCGAAAATCATCATCTATTCAAAGCCGGGCAACGGAAAAACGACGATTGCTGGGTTGTTACCAGGTAAAACATTGGTGTTTGATATCGATGGGACAAGTCAAGTGTTATCGGGTTATGAAAATGTTGACATAGCTAAAATTGATGGGGAAAATCCACATGAGAGCATCCTACAATTTTATGCATTAGCAAAAGCAAACATACATCAGTACGAGAATATCTTCATCGATAATTTAACACATTACCAAAAATTGTGGCTGCTGAAAAAAGGTGAAAATACCAAAAGTGGTATGCCAGAGTTAAAGGATTACGCTTTATTAGATAATCACCTTTTGAAGTTAGTAGAAACATTTAATTCATTAGATGCCAATGTTATTTTCACAGCTTGGGAAACAACAAGAAATATCATTCATGATGATGGGCAGCAATATAATCAGATGATTCCAGATATAAGAGACAAAATAGTGAATCATATAATGGGGATTGTGCATGTAGTCGGTAGGTTGGTAATAAAAGCAGACGGTACACGAGGCTTTATGTTAGAAGGAAATGAATCTATATTCGCTAAAAACCATTTAAGTAAATCAAAAGGATGTTTACAGGAAGAATTACTGCAATCATTAAAAGGTAATAAGGATGCCTAAATATCATGATTTAAGCGGAAAAACATGTAGTAGATGGACTGTTTTATCTATAACTGAGGATAGAACTAAAAACGGAGGAGTTTATTGGTTATGTAAATGCGAATGTGGAGAAATAAAAAAAGTAGTATCCGAAGCACTAAAAAGAGGAACTTCGAAAAGCTGTGGTTGTTATAGAAGTGAAGTAGCAAAAAAAGAAGTAATAAAAAGAAATTACAAACACGGATTAACAAACAAAGAAAGATTATACACGATATTAGCAGGAATGAAGCAAAGATGTTATTACAAAAATAGCATTAGTTATAAGTATTACGGGGCTAGAGGGATATGGATATGCGAAGAGTGGAAAACAGATTACTTATCTTTTAGAAAATGGGCTTTATCTAATGGATACGAAGATCACTTAACAATCGATCGCATAAATGTAAATGGTGATTATCCTCCAGAAAATTGTAGATGGGTAACGCCATTGGAACAAGCAAACAACAAAAGAAATATACTTAAAAAAACAAAAAAATAATGAAAGAGGTTGAATGAATATGACATCATTCTTTAAATTCGATGAAACAAACGTAAATACAGGGTATGAATTAGTAGCCGAGATAATATGAAGTGACCTCCTAGATTATCAAGTCAGGGATTTTAACCCATAATAATGAATGAGAACAAACATTATAAATGGGTTTATACCCTATGATAATAGGAGGCTACTATGGAAAATATAATCTATATTGGGATGGATGTCTACAAGGAAAGCTTTAGCTTATGTGCATTGCACGGAACAACTGGGGAAATTATAAGAGAAGCACGATGTGCTTCAAATGTATCTCTCGTAAAAAAATTCGTTGAGAAACTGAAAACAAAATATGGTGAAGATATAAAAATTAAAGCTGGATATGAGGCTGGTTGTTTAGGATATTCACTCCATAATCTTCTGGAACAAAACGGAATTGATTGTGATATTTTAGCTCCCACAACAATGTACAGTTCATCAAAAAACAAAATGGTGAAAAATGATAAATTCGATGCCAAAATGATTGCTATTAATTTAGCGAATGGCACTTATAAAGAAGTATATGTTCCAGAAGAAGAGGATGTTGCCGTAAAAGAGTATATCCGCATGTTAGGTGATTTTAAAACATCATTGAAGAAAATAAAACAACAGATAAAAGCATTCCTTTTAAGACATGGCTACATTTACGAAGGAAAATCAAGCTGGACAATCGCTTATATGAAATGGTTAAAGAATCTGGATCTACAAGGATTATTCAAAGAAACATTAGATGAATACCTATTACAATACGATGTTCTAGTTGACAAAATTGAGCGGTTTAGTATGAGGTTGGAAGAATTATCTCATAGTGAAAGGTACGAAGAACCCGTTGCAAATTTAAAATGTTTAAAAGGGATAGACACAACATCAGCAATGACTGTTCATGTGGAAATTGCTGATTTCACTCGATTCCCAACAGCTAAAGCGTTTATGGCTTATGTAGGATTGACGCCAAGTGAAAGCTCAAGTGGAGAAAAAATTAGTCGAAGTTCAATTACAAAGCAAGGGAATTCGATTGTTAGGTCTACTCTTGTAGAATGTGCAAATGCGTTAGTAAAAGGAACAATTGGATTAAAATCGAAACGAGTGAAAGCCAGACAAAAAGGACAACGAAGCGAAGTGATTGCCTATGCGGATCAGGCAGTAGAAAGGTTACAAAGAAAATATCATCGAATGATGTATCAAGGGAAACCTAGAAATGTCGCCGTTACAGCTATCGCAAGAGAACTGGGATGTTTTATCTGGGGATTAGAAACAGGTAAAATTCACCGAAAATAAAGAAGAAAGGATATGAAGTTGATTGATTCATAGTTAGAGACCAAAGGTATCAATTGATGGCATAGATGAGCTTCAGAGATAGTGAATTACAGGTCTGGCTATCTATGACACACCCTCTGCTGGCACAGCTGAAATTCTGATAAACCAGCTATTTATTAGAATTTGAAAAGATGTGATCCACGTAACGAGATTATAAGAGCCTAACGACGGACCATTAACCTGAGGTAACCAATCCACGAATAACAGAGTGGTTAACTGTCGATAGATCTTATTTCTGAAGCTTTTGTATGCCATCAAGAAAAAATATTATGGGGAAAAAACTATTGACAAAGGTCACTTCATAACAGGGTAAGTATGAAGCTGTAATTGTAAATGCGGAAGCTGGAAAAACACAGGCGGGTAAAGATAAATTATCGATAGATTTTGAGATTCGAAGTGATGTATCACAACATCATCAAGGAGCAAAAGTACTTTATAACATGTTTACGTTCGAACATGAGGTTTCGGTGAGAATCGTCAATTCATTGTTAAAAGCATGTGGCTTTGGTAATAATCATGCTTTCACTTCTGCTGAAGATATGGGGAAACAACTTCTCAATAAGAATCTACAAATTACAGTAAAACATGAAGAGTACGATAAGATTGTGGATGGTCAAAAACAAAAACGTACGGTAGCCAAGGCAAAATATTATGATGTGTCGGACGTAAATCCGATAACAAGTGGTCCAGCAGTAACAGTCTGTGATGATATGTTACCGTTTTAAATAACTACATAGAGAGGTTGGTTTTAACCGACTTCTCTTTTTTATACCCTAAAAGACTAACCGGAGGTTGTAATGAAAAAGAATCCATACAATTTTAATGAGATACCAACAGAGCTGAAAAATCTACCGCAGTGGGTGCTTTGGCGCAAAGAGAATACCAAGGGAAAGGTAACAAAAATTCCTTATCAGGCGAATGGTGAGATGGCGCAGGCAAATAATAGACGCACCTGGTCAACATTTGCGACTGCGGTAAAATTCTATTTAGAAGGCAATTATGACGGCATTGGATTTGTTTTTAGCAGGCAAGATAATTACGTGGGAATTGACTTGGATAAGTGTGTTGTGGACGGAAAAACAAATACCTTAGCAACAGAAATTATGATATATTAGACAGTTATACAGAGTTTTCACCTTCAGAGAAAGGCATTCACATCATCATCAAAGGTAGCCTTCCACAATCTGTATTAGGAACAGGAAGGAAAAATACAAAGCATGGTTTAGAAATTTACTCATACGGACGATTCTTCACATTCACTGGAAATCGAGAAAATTCTAATGATGTGTATGATCGTACGGATGAATTAGCAGAAGTGTTTGAACAGTATTTCGATGATAGTGACATACAAGGTCGCGTGAATTTAGCAGAATTTGAAAAAGATGAAATCAAAATTTCAAATGATGCTTTATGGGAGAACATGTTCCGTAGTAAAAATGGCGATGAAATTCGCTCATTATACAATGGAAGCCTAATTAATAAAGATCATTCGGCAAGTGACCTTTCTCTATGTAACCATTTAGCATTTTGGACAGGGAAATCAGCAACACGAATGGATTCCATGTTTCGTGAGACGAGCTTAATACGTGATAAATGGGACGTTATCCATTTCAGAGATACAAACGAAACATATGGGGAAAGAACGATAGCAACGGCTATTTCATCTACTTCTTCCACAATTCTAGATTATAAGCAACCATTCGATGAATTTTCATTTGATTTTATAAGTGAAGATGTAGCTGAAGTTGTGGCAGACAAACCAAAAAGGAAATTTAAACTAACGGAACTTGGAAATGCGGAACGTATTGCTTACGAATACGGCCATGTAATTAAATTTGTTCATGATATCGGTTGGTATATATGGGATGGAAAACGATGGAGAGTGGATACGAAGAAAGAAATTGAAAGAATTACAGCAAAAGTTCTCCGTAGTCTTTCTAAATCAGAAGATGAATCGGAAATAAAATGGGCACGTATGTGTGAACGTAGAAATGTAAGAATGAATAGTATCAAAGATCTTATGCCATTGGTCCCAGGAGCGCGTGAAGATTTTGATAGCCATAAATATTTATTCAATGTTGCAAATGGAATGGTAGACTTACAGACGGGGCAGCTTCGTCCACATAACCGGGATATATATCTATCAAAAATCAGCAATATTATATTTGATGGGCAAGCGAAATGTCCAGAGTGGCTGAAGTTTTTAGAACAAATTTTCCAAGGAAATCAAGAGTTGACGGATTATATGCAACGACTAATTGGTTATTCTCTTACTGGAGAAATTACAGAGCAAATCATGGTGTTTCTCATTGGCGGAGGTTCCAATGGAAAATCAACCTTTATTAATATTATTAAGGACCTTATGGGTGACTACGGGAGACAAGCGAAATCAGATACTTTTATCAAGAAGAAAGAAACGGGAGCGAATAATGATATTGCTAGGTTGGTGGGATCTCGTTTTGTATCTGCAATTGAAAGTGAGGATGGTGAACAATTATCAGAGACCTTTGTCAAGCAAATAACAGGTGGTGAGCCTATAGTAGCAAGATTCTTACGGCAAGAATTTTTTGAGTTCATACCCGAATTTAAAGTGTTTTTTACCACAAATCATAAGCCGGTCATAAAAGGTGTAGATGAAGGGATTTGGAGGCGTATTCGTTTGATTCCATTCAATCTACAGTTACCAAAGGAAAAACGAGATAAGAAATTGCCAGAGAAACTTAGCTTGGAAATGCCGGGTATTCTGAACTGGGCGATTGAAGGTTGTCTGAAGTGGCAGCAGTCAGGACTAAACGATCCAGCGATTGTTAGGAAAGCCATAGGTGATTATAAAGAAGAAATGGATATACTCGGCCCATTTATGTTTGAATGTTGTTTTAAAAGAGACGATGTTCAAATGGAAGCAAAAAAATTATATGAAGCGTATGTCAATTGGTGTTTTAGAAATGGTGAGCATCAATTAAAAAATCGAGCATTTTATCGGATTTTAGAAACGCAAGGTTTTAAAAGAGAACGAGGAAATAGAAATAAATATTTTGTAAAGGGAGTTACTTTAATAGAGCTCGCAAATACTTTTAGGGAGCCGAAGTTACTAGAAAACGAAGAAAATAGTGAGAATGTTACTAAATGTAGTAAATTTAAAACCTCTTAAAACCCTTATGTACCAAGGGTTCGAGGCAGTTTTTATATTCTTTTTGTTATTTTTGTTACTAAATAATTAAAAGATAAAAAATATAAATATATATATGTATTCTATTAGGAGCCTCTATGGAATTTTGGAGTAACATTGGTAACAAGAAGTGTGTAACCCTTGGGGCAGTAAGGGTGAGGGTGGTTTTGGAAAGTAACACATGGTGTATTTTAGGTGTTTTTCGGTAACGCCATTCTATAACTTGATAATAACTAAAGAGGGAGAAACAGACGTGCTTGAAAAATTTATTGAAGAAAATACGGAACGAGATAGTAAGCATTTTGAATTATCGGATGATTTATATAAACGTTATTTGAAATATTGCAAGGTGTATAAATTAAAACCTTTTAGCAGAAGAAGCTTCGGGTATCGATTGGCTCAAGAAAGAATTGGTGCATGGCATAAGTCAAAGGGGAAGCCTGCTAGGTGGGGAGTGAGACTACTACCGTGCAAGTATTAGAAATTCTAAATCTCATATGGAAATCAGGTGCAAATATTTATCTAGATCCAAGTGATAACCGAATGGGAATAACGAGACAAAACTTAATTCCAACGGAAGTGATGAAAGCTGCTGAACGGAATTTTAACGAAATTGATATTTGGTTTCAATCCTGGGAGCATGAGAGTGTGGAGGAAATCACTATGTTGAAGATCTTCTATCAATTCTGTGGATGGAAACATAATCAAAAATTATATGAATGGTTGCTTGCCGATTCAAATTCCTTACAAATGTTCTATGACTGGACAATCATTTTTGCGAAGAATGGATGGACAGACATCTATGAAGACTATCGTCTGTTTAAAAATGAGGAGTCGGATGCAATGGCAAGAAAGATATATGAACGTGCAGTTATACATGCGAAGAAAGGAGTAGGAGCATGATCAGTTATCGTTATACCGATACGGAAATAAATGACATTCTTAAAACACTCATCATCGTGATGGATACGAGAGAGAAAGATAATACTCATATTCGAGATTATTTACATCAAAAGGGAATATCGATAAAAAATCAAAAATTAGATACTGGTGATTACAGCTGCATGATTCCGAAAAATGAAGAGCTTGGCATATTTCGTGATATCTATTTAGATAGTCGAGTGGAACGAAAAGCCCATATGGATGAAATCACAGGGAATTTACAAAAAAATACGCAAACAGCGTTTGAGAATGAATTAATTCGATCAAAAGAGATTCCCTTCACCTTAATTGTGGAGGACCTACATGGATATGAGAAGATGTTGCAAGGTAAATATCAATCAAAATACAATCCATTGGCATTGCTTGGTAGACTCAATACATTTAAAGCAAAATATGGTTTTGAAATTGTGTAGTTGGATAAGAAATTCAGTGGAAATTGGATTTATCATCATTTTTATTACCAAGCGAAACATTATCTTAAATTGGGGGCTTTTTAGGGGGGAAAAAGAGGACTCTTACATGAGAGCCCTGAGAGGAAAATGAGTGAATCGCAAATACAAACACATTTTGGTACAAGACTAGTATGTCCAAATGATAAAAATATATACAACATAACAAAGCAACTCGCATGAAGCAAGTTGCTCGTTTGAAACTGGTAAGAAAAGAAAAAGGTTTCGGCGCTTTGCGGCTGCAGGGAATACAGCCTATAGATAGTATGTGTAAACAATGTTATTTTATGCAGGAATAAATGGCAAGGAAATATAAATATGCAGTCCGTCATCTACTGCATCAACTGTGGAAAGAAAGTGGGTGGCGGGTGCAAAGTGTGCTCAGTGGAAATAGGTGAGTGTGATGATTACGTGCGAGAAAGTGGGTGAATTTTCGCTTGTTTGACTGGCTGAAAAATTATCAGAAACTGGAAGAGGAAATAGCATATGTAGAATATAATCTAGAGAAAACAAAAGCAGAATTAAAACGCTGGGTCTATGGTGATTTACGAGGTGTTCGTTTAACTGCTGAATCAGAAGGCGCGAAGGTAGAGTGCCGTGTGGAAGCCATTGAATATGAATTGGCACATAAGATGAACGATATGTATAAACTGAGAAAATTAATTAGCAAGTTCAGAGGGCTAGACAATCAAATACTTAAAATGAAATATGTAGAGGGCATGACGTTAGAAAAAATTGCATGCGAATTACATTATCATCCCAATTATATTAGAAAGCGTCATGCAGAAATGCTACGGATTGTCAAGTTTAAATATGCGTAAAAATGTAACATCTTTGTACCTAACATTTTGTGTATAGTGTCTATTGAAAAAATGGTTTATAGTAGTAGTATAGAGATTTGACGGAAGGCGAGGAGAGAAAATTTTTTCGCTGTTTGAAGGAGGAATGTGGATGAAAAACCTGGTTAATTTACGGGTAGATTTCGCTTTTAAACAATTATTTGGTACAAAAGGAAACGAAGATATATTAATGGGATTTTTGAACGCAGTATTACAAAAATCATTATCCGCACCCATTACGAGTGTATCATTAGAGGATCCACATCTACATAAGGAATACAAAGAAGATAAACTGTCGATTATGGATGTAAGAGCGACACTGGAGACAGGAGAATTTGTGAATGTAGAAGTGCAAATCGCCAATAAGCATGATATTCAAAAGCGTTCCTTATATTACTGGTCAAAACTGTATGCGTCTCAAATGCAAGAGGGGATGCCATACCGTGACCTGCAAAAGGCGATTACGATTAACGTGCTGGATTTCGTTCTGTATCCGAATCATGAATACTTCCAAACGACAGGGACACTGTGGGATAAGGAAAAGGAATTATGTGTGAGTGAAGATATTGAAATTCACTTTATTGAAATGCCGAAGATACTTACGCAGTGGCGAGAAGAACAGGTGAATCCATGGCAGAATACGTTAGTACGTTGGTTATTGTTGTTAGCCGCAAATGAAGACCCGGATCTAAAAGGGATATTGGAGGAAATTGCGATGGAACGAGATGAAACGTTACGAAAAGCAATGGATAAGTGGGATAACATGAGCCATAACCAAGCATTCCGCCGAGAGTATGAAGCCAGGGAAAAGGTATTGTTAGATGAAAAGGCAGCAGTTGCGCATGCGAAAGCAGTGGGTAAAGAAGAAGGATTAGAACAAGGGCAAGCTAAAATTATTAAGCAAATGTATGAAAGTGGTATGAATCCACAAAACATCGCAGATATTGTAAAGCTGTCAGTAACGGAGGTGCAACGCATTCTTCAGCTGTCATAAATTAGAATAGGGATGGATGTATGGAAAGTGCCAGCGATGGTGCTTTTCTTTATTTGAGGAGAGTGAACGTGAATGATTACTGAAATTAGAAAAACACTATCAGGTACAGAATATTGGGATAATGAAAAGAGGAAGAGCCTATTTATTCCAACGGGTGAAGAACCAGGATTCGAAGTAACGGTTAATCCTGCAGATAAAGGATTTGCAACAGGAGGGTATTTGAATGGAGATAAGTTAGTAATTGGTGAATCAGGAACCGAGCTTATCTTGAGTAACAAGACAGTAAAAGAATTACGTAAGTATGCTGATGAGTTAGGTATTGAGATTCCGGCTGATGTGAAAAAGAAAGAAGACATGATTGAATTGCTATCATGAAGTACTGTGACTTCAATGGCTGCCATAATAAGATAAGCAAAGGACGTTATTGCGGAGAACATAAGCGTAACAAACCAAGGAAGAAGAAAGATAAGAAGAACATCTATCATCATGATAACAAACCATTCTATCGGACTGATGCATGGAAGTGTGTTAGGTCAAAGGTATACGAAAGAGACAATGGCTGCTGTCAGCGATGTGGAAGGTTCGTCTTTGGTCGAAGTGCTCATGTTCACCACGTAATACCAATCAAAAAAGATCCAACTCTTAAATTAGAAGAGAATAACCTCAGATTACTTTGTCCAGTTTGTCATACAATCGAAGAAAATGAAGATAAATCGAAAAAAGTTTTTCCGAGTTATTTTGGAAGCCCCCCTATCAAAAATTAAAATTTCCTCTTTGGGGAGGATAGGTAGCGTAGGGGGCACACAAATAGTTGCACCATTTTTAAAAATAAAGGGGGGTGTGAACATGGCTCGAATGTCGAAAAAGAAAAAGATTGAAATGTTAGATGTAGCAAGGGATGAAGAACGAAATAGAATCATAAAATTATTGACTGAAGATGACAATTTCACACCTTCCTTAGAACCATTAATTGATAATTATTTAGATGCTTTTATCATTTATAAAACGATGTTTGAAGAATGGAAAGCCGATGGTTTTGCTCCTACAAAAACGCATAAAAACAAGGCTGGTGCAGTAAATGAAATGAAACATCCGCTCGCTCAACAAGTTGAAACTTGGAATGATAAGAAGAATAAAATGTTAGAAGCTCTAGGAATGACGAATAAGGGAAAAAGTGTACAAAAAACGCTAAAAAACAATGAAAATACTGTATCGAATGAGCCCAAAGACGAATTAGCGGCTCATCGTGAGAAATGGCGGAAATCTAAATGATTATTACACCAGGCGTTAACTATGCTGATATGTATGCGAGTAACGTCATGCGTAATAAAAAGAAATATCCGAAGTCGATCATTCTTGCTGTAGAGCGTTATAAGAAGTGGAAAAAGCGTAAAGATATTTGGTTTGATGTAGATCGTGCAAATGAAATGCTAGATTTTGTTCAATCGTTCGTTCGACATGTTAAAGGACCACTTGCAGGTCAATTAATGGAATTAGAGTTATGGGAAATGTTTGTTTTTGCAAATATGTACGGTTGGTATCATAAAAATGAAAAAGGTAAGACCGTTCGTGTTGTTCGTGAATCATATGTGCAAGTCCCAAAGAAAAACGGGAAAACCATTATTGCAGCAGGTGCATTGCTTTATGCGATGTATGGAGAAGGTGAACTTGGTGCGGATTGTTATTGTGCAGCGTCAGATTATGAACAAGCACAAAATGCAGCTGAACCAATAGCGCAAGCAATAGAAAACTCAGAACCTTTAGCAGCACCTACACAAATTTATAAAGGTGTTAACGGTACAGTCAGTGGTGCGATGTATCGTTATAACATTAAGGGAATTGCATATCAAAATAAATTCAAAGTACTAACAAAAAACACAAAGGGTCTTGAAGGAAAGAACCCTTATTTTGTGTTGAATGATGAACTTCATGCGCAAGAGAATATGGATATGTATGATAACTTGAAATCAGCACAGATTTCTCGTGAACAGCCGATTATGTTAAATATTTCGACGGCTGGTAAAGGTTCATCTTCTGTTGGTATGCGTGTATATAAATATGCAAAACAAGTTCTTGAAAATGATAATGATGATTCTTTATTTGTTGCAATTTGGGAGCCGAATAAAAATTATGATTGGGAAAATCGTAAAGTTTGGGCGATGGTTAATCCAAACATTGGTGTTTCCGTCACAATGGAACAACTTGAAATAGAGTTTAAAAAGGCAAAACAATCCGCACATTCAAAAGCAGAATTTCTTTCCAAGCATCTAAATGTCTTTGTAAATAGTGCAGACAATTATTTTGAACATGATCAAGTTCAACATGTACTTGTGGAAGATTTGGGTGATCTCACAGGAGAAATATGTTATTTAGGGTTGGATTTATCCAAAACAACGGATTTAACTTGTGTAAGTTTGAATTTCCCTACTCATGATGAGGATGGTAATTCAATTTTAAAAGTGAAACAAATGTACTTTATTCCCACTGATAACATTGAATTTAGAGAAAAAGAAGATAATGTTCCCTATACCGATATGGTTGAACGTGGTTTCGTTACATTTTGTGATGGCAAGATGATAAACCAAGACCAGGTTATGGACTACATTGTGGAATGTATGAATTTATATGACGTACAACAAATAAACTATGATCCAGCAATGTCACAAAAATTAATTGAAAAACTTGAGAACCTGGGTCTTGAATGTATTGCTGTAAATCAATTCCCTAACGTTATGAATGCGATGATTGATGATTCAGAAATACTAATCTATGAACAACGTTTAATGACTGACAATCCATTGTTTATATATTGCGCTTTAAATGTTGTAGTGGTTACAAATATGAACGGAATGAAAGCGCCGAGTAAGCGACAGTCTAAAAAGAAAATTGATGGATTTGTTGCTTTTTTAGTCGCTCATAAAGAAACCATGATGGTTATGGATAGCATAACAGAGGAAGGTATGGATGAATTGATTGGCGATATTTATCGATAGAGAGGCGGTGAAAAATTGGGTTTAAGGGATAGATTTTCAAATTACTTATTTAAAAAGGCTGAAAAGCGTGGTTATCTTGATGATGTTTTAGGAAAGAGTATTCGTTATGGTGGTGTGTATGTTACAGATTCAAACATCTTACAATCTAGCGATGTTTACGAGTTGTTGCAAGACATCAGTAATCAAATGGTATTAGCTGATATCGTTGTGGAAGATGAATTCGGTAATGAAACCAAAGATGATATTGCACTTCGTATTTTAAAGAATCCGAATGATTATCTAACACAATCTGAATTCATTAAATTAATGACGAATACTTATTTACTCGAGGGAGAAACGTTCCCTGTATTAAATGGTGTTCAAATACATTTAGCTTCAAATGTATTTACAGAGTTAGATGATAATTTAGTAGAGCATTTTAATATTGGTGGTCACGAAATTCCTCCGTTTATGATTCGTCATGTGAAAAATATTGGCGCAGATCATTTAAGAGGAAAAGGCCTTCTTGATTTGGGAAGAGATACACTTGAGGGCGTTATGTCAGCTGAGAAAACTTTAACTGACAAATATAAAAAGGGTGGACTATTAGCATTCTTGTTAAATTTAGATGCCCATATCAATCCACAGAATGGCGCGCAGTCAAAATTAATCAATGCAATTTTAGATCAACTGGAATCAATCGATGAAGCAAGGTCTGTAAAAATGATTCCTCTTGGAAAAGGGTATTCAATAGACACACTTAAAAGCCCGTTAGACGACGAAAAGACCCTAGCATACCTAAATGTATATAAAAAAGATTTAGGTAAGTATTTAGGCATAAATGTGGATACATACACAGAGCTAATCAAAGAAGATATTGAGAAAGCAATGATGTATATCCACAACAAGGCAGTTAGACCAATAATGAAAAATTTTGAAGACCATTTGAGTCTTCTTTTTTATGGTCAAAATTCGGGGAAACGAATTAAGTTTAAGATAAATATTCTTGATTTTGTTACTTATAGCAACAAGACAAATATCGGTTACAACCTTGTGCGTACAGCTATTACTTCACCTGATAATGTTGCCGATATGCTTGGATTCCCTAAACAAAATACAAAGGAATCACAATCTATTTATATTTCAAATGATATAACCGAAATCGGTAAGAAAGAAGCGGCCGATGGTTCAGTGGAAGGAGGTGACTAAACGTGAAGGGAGATACAATTCATGTTAGTTGTGGAGACATGGACATTAGAATCCATAAGAAAAGTCCTACAATGTTCGATGTGGTAGTTGGAAATTGTAGGACTGGCAATGGCATTTTGATGTGTTCAATAGAACAAAAAAAACCACCGTATTCATTTTACAAAGTAGTTAATCTACAGATTTATTCACAAGAGAAATTATCCATTGGTTCTCCGAATATTTGGCTTCAATGGTTATGTGATAGTCTTGATAACCAGGAAAAGAATAACTTTTGAAGTAGATTAAATATTTTGTTTCAGAAACTTGTGAGATGAATTGAAAACGAGCACGCTTTTCATTGTCGATTTCTTTGATGAATGACAATACCTTAAAAGCGAACTCAAAGTTTTCTTCAAAGTCATCTACAGTTTGGATTGATGCAATCATGTTAACACCTCCTTGCTAAGAAAATTGTAACAGAGAAATTATTCAGATGGTGTGAAAAAAGAGGTGAAGAGAATGAAAATTGAGGTCCGAGGAAATCAAGTCATACTTGATGGATATGTAAATGTTGTGGACAGAGAAAGTCGAATGTTGCCTTCTCCGAGGGGATATTTCAAAGAGAGAATTGTCCCTAAGACGTTTGAAAAAGCGTTAAAGAAAGCAAGGAATGTGGACTTACTTTTTAACCACGATAAGAATAGAAATCTTGGCTCTATTAAAAACGGAAATCTGGAGTTGTATGAAGATAATATTGGATTAAGAGCCATAGCTACGGTTATAGATGAACAAGTGATTAAGAAGGCAAGGAATAAAGAATTACGTGGTTGGTCATTTGGCTTTGTTTCTGAAAAAGATTCATGGGAAGAAGGCGAATCTGGTGTTCAAAAACGATCTATTGAAGAACTAGAGCTTTTAGAAGTGTCTATTTTGGATATGACGCCAGCCTATGTTGCAACTTCCATTGAAACCAGGGGCGAAAATACAGCCATGATTGAAATGAGAAGTGAAGAAGCAGCTGTAAAAACAGTTGTGGAAGATGATACAGAAGAAAGAAACAATCTTATTAAACAAATAAAAAAAGTTTTGGAGGAAAATTAACATGAATTTAAAAGAAATCTTAAACGCATCTTTAACAAGAACGAAATCTCGATTAGCAGAATTACAAGGTAAAGTAGAAGAAAATGAAGTTCGTTCAGAAGAATTAGCAGCTGTAAAAGCAGAAGTAGAGCAATTAACAAAAGAAGTACAAACTATTTCTGATGAATTAGCGAAACTAGAAGCGGAAGAAAAAGGAGAAGATCCAGACAAAAAGAAAGATGAAGATCCAGATAAAAAAGAAGATCCAGCAGCAAAAGAAAATCCCGATGCAAAAACTGAACTGTCAGAAGAACAACGTTCAGCTATTTCAGCATCTATTGCAGCAGCTCTTTCTACTAAAGGTCATCGTGCAAACAAAGAAACGGAAATTCGTTCTGTATTCGCTAACTACATTGTAGGTAATATTGATGAAAAGGAAGCTCGTGCATTAGGGTTAGTTACTGGTAACGGTTCTGTTACGATTCCAGATTTCTTAAGTAAGGAAATTATTACGTATGCACAAGAAGAAAACTTCTTACGTCGCCTAGGAACAGGAGTAAAAACAAAAGAAAATATTAAGTATCCTGTTTTAGTTAAAAAGGCAGAAGCACAGGGACATAAAAATGAGCGAACAAATAATGAAATGCCAGAAACAGATATTGAATTTGATGAAATCGAACTATCACCAACAGAATTTGATGCACTTGCTACAGTAACGAAAAAGCTATTGGCACGTACTGGTTTACCAATTGAACAAATCGTAATGGACGAGCTGAAAAAAGCTTACGTTCGTAAAGAAACGCAATATATGGTGAATGGTGATGAAGCGAATAACATCAATGATGGTGCATTAGCAAAGAAAGCTGTTGAGTTTAAAACAGATGAGAAAAATCTTTACGATGCATTAGTGAAAATGAAAAATACACCTGTTAAAGAAGTTCGTAAGAAAGCACGATGGGTATTAAATACAGCAGCACTAACAAAAATTGAAACGATGAAAACAGATGACGGTTTCCCATTACTTCGTCCGTTTAATCAAGCGGAAGGTGGGATTGGCTATACGCTATTTGGCTTCCCTGTTGAGGAAGAAGATGCAATTGATATTCCTGATGCACCAGATACGCCAGTATTCTACTTTGGTGACTTCTCTAAATTCTATATTCAAGATGTCATTGGATCATTAGAAGTGCAAAAGCTAGTTGAGTTATTCTCGCGTACAAACCGTGTCGGTTTCCGTATCTGGAACTTACTAGATGCACAACTCATTCATTCTCCATTTGAAGTTCCAGTTTATAAGTACGTCTTGCAGGGTGGTACGCCGACGAAACCCTGATGAACCGCTTCCGATTGGAGAAGCGGTAATTGAGAAGAGTTTGATACTTTCATAGGGGGGATGACAAAATGGGAAGAACAAAAGAAGAATTAAAAATGTTATTTGTAACAGGATATAAGCCGACGCAACAAGATTTTACAGATTTAATTGATGTAGCAGGGGGCCAAGGGCCTAAAGGAGATGCTGGTGTAAAAGGTGACACAGGAGCCAAAGGTGAAGTTGGTGCAAAAGGCGCTGACGGGAAAAATGGAACAAACGGTGTCAATGGTATCGGTGTAAAATCTATTTCTTTAACTGTTGATAGTGCGGGAAAAATAACAGGTGGAACATGGATTGGAACAGATGATAAATCGAATGCTATTACCATCAATAGTTAGTATGGGTACGAACTATGAATGATCTAATTGAAAAGTTAAAATCACATATTCATTGGGAAGAGGGCATGGATGATTCTTTACTCTCTTTTTATATCACTCAAGCAAAGACTTATGTAAAGAATGCGTGTGGAAGAGAAGTAGAATACCTGGTTATTATGTGCGCAGGTATTTTTTATGAATATCGTGTGGCAGAAAAAGAATTAGGACAGGCTTTAGATGCCATGACACCGTTTTTTATCCAGGAGGTGTACGATGCTGAAGAGACAGACAAATAAATTAAAATGGATAGCAGATTTATTAAAGCTGGGTGAAACAATTGATCCGGAAACAGATCGTGTTGTGATGGGGTACCCGAAAGTTCGTAACATGAAATATACCAATATTGGAGTTACGGCTACTGACAAATTTACAACGAAAGATACGAATGAAATTGTAAAGAAAATTGAAGTTCGTATTGATCGGGAGATTGAAAATAATCAAAAAGATTACCGTGTAAAAGTTGGTGGTCGTATTTACAATATTGAACGTATTTATGTAAAAGAAGAAGACCGATTGATGGAGGTGTCATTGTCCTATGCAAATTAATTTTGAGCAATTACGAACGCTTATGAAGCAATCAGGTCTTCCAGTATATCGTGATGAAGCTCCTACAACGGCGAAATATCCTTACATTGTGTATGAGTTTGTGAATGAACAGCATAAACGGGCTTCTAATAAGGTTCTAAAAGATATGCCACTTTATCAAATTGCTGTTATTACAAATGGAACTGAAAAAGATTATGAGCCGTTAAAGGCTGTTTTTAACGAAGCAGGGGTGTCTTATTCTCAATTTGATGGAATGGGTTATGACGAAAACGACGACACTATAACGCAGTTTATAACGTATGTGAGGTGTATCCAGTAATGGCTTCAAATAACAATGGTTTTGCTGAAGCTTTAGAAGATATTAATACGCTATTACGAGTGAATAAAAAGGTCGAACTGGATGTATTAGACGAAGCAGCGAAGTATTTTGCTAGTAAATTAAAACCCAAAATCAAAGCCTCCAATAAAAACAAGCGAACGCATTTAAGGGATAGCCTAAAGGTTGTTGTGAAAGATGATCGTGTATCTGTAGAATTTAAAGATGAAGCTTGGTATTGGTACTTAGCTGAACATGGCCATAAAAAAGCAAATGGTAAGGGGCGTGTGAAAGGAAAACACTTTGTTCAGAATACCTTCGATGCAGAAGGTGACAAAATTGCTGATATGATGGCACAAAAAATAATGGATAGAATGTGAGGATGATAGACATGCCAATTGAAAATAAAGAAATTCAATACACGGTAGGTATCGAAGATTTATATCTATGTATGATGAAAGGTAATGAATCGACAAATGCCTTACCAACCTATGAGGACATAACTTATAAGCAAACAAACATTACAGATTTAACAATTTCGACGACATCTACAAACTTTACAAAATGGGCGTCTAATAAAAAAATCATAAATATTGTCAAAAATACTGCATTTGGATTAGCGTTTAACCTTGCTGGTTTAAACCGTGAAGTAAAGGATAAACTCTTCGCCAAAGTGCGTAAAAAAGGTGTCTCTTTTGAAACCGCAAAGCCGAAAGAATATCCAAAATTTGCAGTAGGTGCTGTATTTCCTCTGAATGATGGAACAAAGCTGGTTCGTTGGTATCCGAAATGTACAGTTGCTCCTATAGAAGAATCTTGGAAAACACAAGGTGACGAAATGACAGTGGATGATATTGCCTATACGATTACAGCTGATCCGCTACTGTATAATGATGTTACGCAAGCTGAATTGGATACGGGTCATCCAGAAGCAAAAGGAATCAAAGTGGAAGATTTCTTAAAACAAGTGATCTGTGATGAATCTCAATTGACTCAATTGGGGAGTACACCTGAACCAACTAAAAAAACTGAAACGACAGGGAAATAAGGAGTGGTAATATGGCACGTTTAAGTGATTTAGTAAATGTAAATATAACTAGAAATAGCATTAAGATACAGGGGATCTCAATCCCTGTTATTTTTACTTTTGAATCTTTTCCTTATGTGGAAGAAGCATTTGGAACACCTTATCATGAATTTGAAAAAGAAATGAATGATATGTTAAGAAAAGGTCAATTTAGCTTGGGAGAAAATGAAGCGAAATTGATGCGTGCATTAATTTATGCAATGGTACGTAGTGGTGGTACGGAATGTACATTAGATGAATTGAAAGGTGCTATTCCTATGAATGAATTACCTGATATTTTCATCGTTGTATACGAAATTTTCAGTGGCCAAACTTTCCAACATTCTGATATGGAGAAGTTGAAGCAAGAAAAAAAGTAAAAAACATACTGACTAAAAACGAGGAATCTCAGTCCGAATTGGACTGGGATTTTTATTTTTATGTCGGTAATACGTTGCTTGGTTTAAGTATGGATGACTTTTGGAAAATCACACCGGCACATTTTCTAAAACAATTCATCATGCACCTCAGATATAACAATCCGGATGCATTGCATGAGCAGAAACCAAAACAAATCTACACGCTAGATCAAACACCATTCCTATAAGAAATGAGGTGAGAAAATGCCAGGGAATAGTAAAGAAAGAAACGTCGTCCTTAATTTTAAAATGGATGGCCAGGTTCAGTATGCAAATACATTGAAACAAATCAATATGGTGATGAATAATACAGCAAAAGAATATAAAAATCATATTGCCGCAATGGGGCAGGATGCCACAATGACGGATAGATTAGCAGCTGAAAAGAAGAAGTTAGAAATTCAAATGGAAGCAGCCAAGAAACGTACAGCTATGTTACGTGCTGAATATCAAGCCATGTCCGAGGACACAAGTACAACCGCCGAACAACTCAATAAAATGTACGGTAAATTGCTTGATGCAGAAGGTGCTGAAACTTCTCTTGATCATGCAATGAAAAGAGTGAATGAAGGTCTTTCCGAGCAAGCAATTGAAGCCAGGGAAGCACGTGGAACTTTACTGGATTTACAAGAGAATTCTAAGAAACTTGAAGCAGAACAAAAGAAACTAACAAGCTCATTCAAACTTCAAAATGCTGAATTAGGTCAAAATGCTAGTGAAGCGGATAAGTTGGAATTAGCGCAGAAACAACTACGTCAGCAAATGGAAATGACGGATAGGGTTGTCCACAACTTAGAGCAACAATTAAGTGCTGCAAAGGGTGTGTATGGTGAGAACTCTACTGAAGTGCAGCAACTTGAGACTAAATTAAACCAAGCAAAAACGACATTAAAGCAATTCGAAAACTCCTTACAGAGTGTTGGGCGAAGTGGTTCACAAGCTGCGGATGGTATGGCGGAAATCAATAAGAAACTTGATATGAACAATGTAATGGAAGCCGCTGAAGTTCTACAAGGAATATCTGAAAAGTTAATTGAAATGGGAAAGTCGATTGTAAATACAGCAATAGAGTTTGATGGATCACAGAGGAAAATTCAAGCTTCATTAGGATTGACTGGTAAAGGTGCCGAAAACCTTCAAAAGATTGCTGTTGATACTTGGAAAAAAGGTTTTGGTGAAAATTTGGAAGAGGTAGATAATGCGCTGATAAAAGTTTATCAAAATATGCGTGACGTTCCACATGAGGAATTGCAAGGCGCATCAGAAAATGTATTAACATTAGCTAAAGTTTATGATGTGGATTTAAATGAAGCGACTCGAGGTGCAGGGCAGTTAATGAGTCAGTTTGGTTTATCTACACAGGAAACTTTTGACTTACTTGCTGCCGGTGCTCAAGAAGGTCTTAATTATTCAGACGAGCTATTTGATAACCTCTCTGAATACGCGCCTTTATTTAAACAAGGTGGTTTTAGTGCTCAAGAGATGTTTACAATCTTAGCAAATGGAACAAAAAGCGGTTCGTATAACTTAGACTATATCAATGACTTGGTGAAGGAATTTGGTATCCGTGTACAAGATGGATCTAAAGGTGTATCAGAAGGATTCGGTAATTTATCTGAAGAGACACAAAAAGTATGGAAATCGTTCAATGAAGGTAAGGGAACTGCAGCTGATGTATTCAATGCTGTATTAGGTGATTTACGTAAAATGGATGATAAAGTAAAAGCAAACCAGATTGGTGTCGCTTTATTTGGTACCAAATGGGAAGACATGGGTGCTGAAGCTGTACTTAGTCTAAATAATGTACAAGGTGGTCTTGGTGATGTAACTGGACGTATGGACGAAATGAAGAAACTTCAGGAAGAATCTTTAGGGCAGCAATTTCAAAAGGCATTAAGAGAAACGCAGGCTGCGTTAGAACCACTTGGAAAGAAATTTGCAGAATTAGCGAAAGATATTTTACCTCCCATCGTGGATGGAATTAAATCTGTAATAGATTGGTTTAGTAAGTTATCTGAGGCAGATCAAACGCTTTTAATCGTGATGGGTGCATTGAGTACAGCATTTATTATTCTAACACCAATCGTGGCAGCTCTCGCAGTTTCATTTGGTACGTTGAATCTGGCGTTTTTACCTGTGATAGCTACCATTGCAGCAGTGTCCTTGGTGATAACTGGTATTATCATGTTAATAAAAAACTGGGGTGCCATAACGGATTGGCTTTCAAAAAAGTGGTCGGAATTTAAGGATTGGTTTGGTGGATTGTGGTCCGGAATCGTTCAGACTTGTAGTGATGGATGGTCTTCCACAGTTACGTATTTCTCAGGTGCCTGGGCTTCATTTACAGAAATGATGCATAGTTTCTTTGACCCGATAGGTCAATTCTTTAGTGACTTATGGTCTGGTATTGTTAATACGGCATCTTCTTGGTGGTCAAATCTTGTCACGAAAGCATCTGAATTGTGGGGACAACTGAAACAAAGTTGGGAAGAAACTTGGAACTCCATACGTACATTCTTAGACCCGGTTATTTCGTTAATTTCTACGGTTTTAGAAGCGGGATGGCTGTTAATACAGGCAGGTGCGCAAATTGCTTGGGCTGCCATTAGTAAATATATTATTAATCCGATGGTTGAAGCGTATAATTGGTGTAAAAATCAGCTCGGTGAGCTAGTTTCTTGGCTTGGTTCACAGTGGGAAACAGCCAAATCTTATACACTTGCAGCATGGAATTTGGTAAAACAGTATGTTATTCAACCGGTTCAAGAATTGTGGAATTGGACAAAGCAAAAACTTGGGGATTTAGCGAATTGGATAGTATCAAACTGGGAAACTATAAAATCTTATACGCTTACGGCTTGGAATGTAGTGAAGAAATACGTGATTGATCCAGTAACGGAAGCTTATCATTCAGCGAAGCAAAAGTTTAGTGATTTATATAATAGTGCGAAAGAAAAGTTTGATTCTGTAAAGAATGCAGCGCAAGAAAAATTTGATGCAGCAAAGAGATTTATCATTGATCCGATAAGAGATGCGGTTGAAAAGGTGCAAGGGTTTATTGAAAAGATACAAGGAGTCTTTAATGATTTAAAATTAAAAATTCCAAAACCTGAAATGCCTAAAATGCCACATTTCAGCTTAGAAACTAGTACGAAAAACGTTTTGGGTAAAGACATTACTTATCCATCTGGTATTGGTATACAATGGCGTGCAAAAGGTGGTATTTTTACTCGACCAACTATCTTTGGAATGAATGGAGGAAACCTACAAGGCGCAGGAGAAGCTGGAAATGAAGCAGTTTTACCGCTCAATAAAAAAACATTAGGTGCGATTGGTGAAGGGATTGCAGCAACGATGTCTACTGAACCAACTATAATTAATATTTATAATCCTTCAGTGAGAGATAATCGTGATATCGACCGCATGGTGGGAAAAATAGATGATGCACTTGCTCAAAAAGGGCGTAATTCAAAAATAGGAATAGGGAGGACGACTTAATTGTTGGATATAGGAATCGATAATGAATTAGCAAGCAGTTACGGATTAGGTTTAGTCGGTCGTCCAGTGATTCCTACCGCAAAACAAAAGGTAGAACATATAGAAATACCAGGACGACATGGTTCACTTACAAAGAAAGGGGCATATGAAAATGTCTCTTTTAAGGTGAAATTTAATATGTTGGAAAGGGAAAATATTAAACCTTTCATAAGACGTGCAAAACCTTGGTTACTACAAGGGAAAACACTCTTTTTCACAGATGACGATGTATATCGAAAGATTAAACATGTTGAAATGGGTGATATTGTAACTGAAATTGAAGAACATGGTGAATTTGAGGTGGATTTTAAGCTAGATCCCTTTGAATATACAGAGGATGTAAATCTAAAGCTCACCAAATCGGGTGTCATTTATAATCCAGGTACAATGGAATCTGATCCTAAGTTTTGGATTGTGGGAAATGGTACTTTCCGTATAACAATCAATGACGTCTCTTTTCAAATAAAAGATGTGAATGGTTCTGTTGTCATAGACTCAGAAATACTTGAAGCATATGCCGATACCATATCAATGAATCATAAAATGGTTGGGCAGTTCCCTATATTGGGCGTAGGAGAAAATACAATAGAGTGGTCAGGAGCAATTCAATTTATGGAAATTCGACCTAGATGGAGATATAAATGATTACTTTATATAAACCAAATGAGACTGATTTTACAAACAATGGTATAGGAGCTTTAGATAAAAATATTTATAACGCAACTGTTGAGGAAGGACTCAATGGTTTATTTTTATTTTTATTTCGTTATCCATTGTTTGCACCACATGGTTTGGAAATAGAAGGAATGAGCATCATTAAAGTTCCAACTCCTGATGGCGAACAACTATTTCGAGTGGCAGCGCCTAAAGTTAGTATGGGTGAGATTACAGCGCAATGTTACCACATCTTTTATGATTTAACGGAAAATCTAATTGAAGACATTTTCGCTGAAACAACAAATGGTAATGGTGCTATGAATCGTATGTCAGCAGGGTGCCAATACAAGCATCCTTTTCAGTTTTATTCAGATGTACCAAAGATAGCGAGTGCACGTATTGTCCGTAAAAATCCTGTGGAAGCATTATTGGATTCTAGTCAAGACAATTCATTTGTTAATCGTTGGGGCGGTGAATTAAAACGAGATAATTTTGATGTGAAGATGCTACAAAATCGTGGTATGGATCGTGGGGTAGTGATTCGTCATAAGAAAGATTTACTAGGATATGAAGGTAATGTGGATTGGAAAAGTCCTATAACTAGAATCATACCACAAGGTTTTGATGGGTTATTTCTTCCTGAAAAGTATGTGGATAGCCCACTTATAAATAAGTATCCTCATCCTAAAATTAGAGTGGCCCCGTTTAAACATATTAAAGCGGCTATTGGTGAAAATGCTGACGATGAAGATGCAGTTCCGTTAGAAGACGCATATAGGTTATTACGTCAAGCAGCCAAAGATATGTTTACGATTCAAAAGGTTGACCAGCCTAAAGCAACTTATAACGTTACATTTCAGGAGTTATCCCAAACGGAAGAGTATAAGGATTATAAGCATTTACAAAGTGTTTATATGGCAGATACTGTTACGGTTGAACATCAAGAAGATGGTATTGATATAAAAGCGAAGGTAATTGCTTATAAGTATGATCCAATAAAAAAAGAGTATCTGGATATAACCATTGGTAACTTCAAAGAATCCTTTACGGACGTTTCCGGTAGGGTTGATCTGGTACAAGAAGAGTTATCCAATATGCCAGGCTCTATTTTGGATGCAGCAAAAGCAAATGCTACAAGTCTAATTAATTCAGGATTCGGAGGACATGTCCGTATTTATCCAGATCGTATTTTAATTATGGATACGAAAGATGAAAAGAGTGCGAAAAAGGTTTGGCAATGGAACTTGAATGGATTAGGGTATTCTTCCACAGGGGTGAATGGACCATATGGAACTGCCATTACAAGTGATGGCAGAATTGTTGCTGATTTTATTACTGCAGGTACGTTGAGTGGAAATCTTGTACACGGTGGAGAAATAACAGGTGCAACATTACGAACTTCAGATAGTGTGAACTATGTAAATATCTCAAAGCAATTTATACGCTTGTATGAGTCATCTAGAACAAGGGTGTTTGTAGGGTATTACAAAAATAGTAGAAATGAAATACAACCTACTCTTATTTTAGGCGGAGATTCAGATTCCACAGGGGCAAATGGGGCTATTATGGTGTACCAATTCTCAGATACGAGCGTTAAGTCTGGTGGAATTGGAATCACAAAAGGACTCGATGGCAATGGATACTTGAATGCAGCTTCTTTATACTTTTCACAAACAGGGAATGCAATGCTTGATGCTGACAAAACGATTGTCCTAGATGCTCAAAGTGATATGAGGTTTAAAGTCAAAGATCAGTTCCGCTTTTATCGGAATGACAATTGGATTGCGAGTGTTGGCGTTTCATCTGGAGGAGATACAGATATCATACTTCCAAATGCGATGATACGGAATTCGAGTTACGAAAATGGTTATATTCAAATAAAGACAGCTCTTGGATCATATTATCAAGGCGTAATTGCTTCAGACTTCAAAGTTTCTTCAAAAGAAGCCTATAAAACCAATATCCGTCCTGTTGCATTCAGCGCACTTGAAAAGGTAATGGAATGGGAAATTAAACAGTACAATTTGAAAACCGATATTCCCAAATTGTATGAGATGCGTATGGATCGTAAGGAAGGAGAGCCAACAATTACTACAGATGCAATTCCTACACATTATGGTTTAGTTATTCCAAAAGAATCAGAGGAAAATGGTGTTGGCTTATATGGAATGCTTTCACAATTGACAAGTGCATTTCAAGAGTATGTAACTAAAACTAGGGCTAAATTCGAAGAAATAGAGCCATTAAAACCTAAAGGAAATATAAAACACAGGAACAAAGTAAAACGTCAAAGAAGACCGCCTAGACGCGTGAAAAGGAATAGGTAGAGAGAGGTGTAGTCATGCGAAATGAGGAAATGACGATAGATGTAGCAGATCCAGTGTTTACAAAAATAATTCGTTCCAGACAAAATGATAAAAACGGATTGAAGATGACTGTATATGTAAGGGAAAAAGGGCAAATTATTGATTTAACAGGGTATGCAGTGAAGTACGAAGCGATGAATCAAGTCGGACTGTTCGTTCGGGATGATGCCCAAATAGTTGATGCAAAGAATGGTGTATTCGCCTATACACTATCAGCTCAAGCTGTTTCTGCATCGGACGATTGGACAGCTTATTTTGTGATGGAAAAAAGTACCGAGCGAATGAGTACACCAGACATTCGTATTACTTTAAGACGTGATGTGAAAGAAGGAAATATTAAAATAGAAAATTACATCTCTGATTTCGAGAGGGCAATTGAACGTGTGAAAGGATATCGAAAGGAATTGGATGAGGCAAACAAAAAAATAGGCGAGTTAAAGCCATATATCCAAAGTCAGTTTGAGGCAACGAATCAAAAAATTAAGGAAATATCGCCGTATATAGATGAGCAATATCTAAAGACAAATAAAAAGATTGAAGAATTAGGCGCAAGTATTGCGGCAAATAGTGTAGTGAAAAAAGGTGGAGACACTATGACAGGGCCACTCGTAGTCGAACATAAGGGGACAGAATCCCCTTTGCAAGTTTCGAATTCTTCGGGAAGATTCCGATTCCTTCCACAGAAAGATATAAATGCTATGGAAAGTAGTACTTTGGATGGAAAAGCAAAAAGTCTGTGTGTAACGGGGCAGAATAATAGTACGCTAGATAAAGTGCAGGTGAAAACGAAAGAACTAATCGTGGATGGTGCGATTAAGCAGGGAAGTGATATAAGCTGGACCAATCTTTCCCTAACTGGTGTGGAAAGTGTACCAGATCGGACCTTGAAATATAAAAGAAGTGGGAATCAGATTACGGTCATTGGTTCGGTTAAAAATGTAGCTGTATTTGCTACACTTCCATCTGGATGTAGACCTGTACAAAATATTGCTTTTCCGGCACTTGCCTATGGGAATGTACCAACAGTTTGTGAAGTTACAGTAAAGAGTGATGGTGGGCTTTTCGTAAATGGCGTACAAAGTGGAAATACAATTCATATTGCCGTGAACTATTCTATATAAGGGATAACAAACGAAGCAGCCACAGGCTGTTTTTTTATTTCGCTGAAAAGGGAGTTGATACAAATGGAAACATGCAAAAAATGCGAAGAAACAAAACAAAAAGTACTGGATATTCAGGTGCGCCTTGCAGTTGTGGAAAGCAAGGTTGCGAAGATTGAAGAGAATATCGAGAAAATCTTAAGTAATACCAATTGGCTAGTGAAAAGTATTGTGGGCGGAATGATTGCAGCTCTACTTGCGTTTTTATTAAAAGGAGGACTATAAACCATGAGTAAAGAGGACATCCAAAAACGATTACGAAACTGGAAGACATGGATAGCACTCGCATCCCTTCTGGGATTCATTTGTGCGAAGGCTGGACTACTAGAAACCAAAAATGTTATCGATGAAGTATTACCGTATATCTTCACACTAGGTGTTTCACTGGGGATTTGGAGTGATCACGAGGGAAACGCACAAACTGAAAAATAAAAAATAAAGGGGAGCATCGCCAATCGGTGGTGCTTTTTCTATTGGAGGAGAAACAAAATGAAACGATTATTTGGGATATTATTTACATTATGCGTGGTATTCACATTTTCTACGAGTATTTTTGCCGATAGAACGCTTATTATTCCTGATTTACCGAAACAACCATACCGTTATGGTGTAGGGGCATATGAAGGAGTCGTTGCGCACAGCACCGCAACACCAGAAGCGCCAGCCATTAACATTCAACGTTATGAAACTCGTACTTGGAGACATGCATTTGTGCATTATGAGGTAGATTGGAATGAAAGTATTCAAATTGCCGATATAAAATACATTGCGTATGGTGCAGGACCAGGAGCCAATAAACGATTTGTCCATATAGAGTTATGCGAGACAGCTGATTACGCTAAGTTTAAAAGGAGTTATGAGAAATACGTAAAGCTGTTAGCGAAAATCTTAAAAGATAACAATCTATCCGTAGAAAAAGGATTGTGGACACATAACGACGTGAGAAAGTATCTCGGCGGTACAGATCATGAAGACCCGATTGATTATTTACGTAGCCATGGTGTATCAGAATCTCAGTTTAGAAGTGATGTGCAGCGAGCGTATAACAATGGTGAGATAATGGAAACAACAGGTGAAGGTAGTCCAGTCGTCCACACGCAAGGAATTGCCTATATTCTTGGAAACAATGTGAATTTACGAAAAGGGCCAGATACGAGCTATTCAGTTATTCGTCAGCTGAATAAGCCTGAAGCGTATCAAGTGTGGGGAGAGAAAGGCGGATGGTTAAATCTTGGTGGAGAGCAGTGGGTAAAATATAATCCGGCTTATGTGAAGTTTGAACAGAAGAGTACAGCAGATTCTGCTATTGTTGGAAAGCGTGTTGTTTCAAAAGTGAACAATCTACGTTTTTATCATTCTCCATCTTGGCAAGATAAAGATGTGGCTGGTATAGTAAAAAAGGGGAAGGATTTATCATTGATGAGAAGGTAGTTGTGAATGGTTCATCACAGTATAAGGTGCATAATGGTAAGCGGAAAACGTACTATATGGTGTATGTATATGTGAGGTAGAAAAGGAAAAGAGCGTATCTTGTATGAAAGAATACGCTCTTTTTTAACCATTTACAGTGTGTTGTATTTAAAATTTACAGGAAGAATAGTCAATGACTGTTGAGGTAATAAAAAAGCTACAAAACCTGAGTGGATAAAAATAGATTCCAGATTTTGTAGCTTTGTTTGCTCGTATTTACTTCATGGTATGAATGGGAACAGTTGCTGGTATATCTATTGGAGATATAAGCGGAATGCTTATTTTTGATTGCACTGACAATGATTTGAACTTGAGCTGTTTGAAAGTGGGGTTGTCATGATCGCCTGTGACCCCATGGAAAGGTTGGATGTCATTATTGATGCTTCAGTTTGCTCAACTGGTTGTAAAGTCCCCATTGTGTCTGTTGTCATTTCTTGTACTTCTATCGAATAAATGGTAAATTCTGAACCTTCTGATTGAATGATCAGATCTACATGTGTTGTACTTGCATCCGGGAAAAAATAAAATTCTTGCGTTGTAAATGGAGATGTGTTAAAAAATAGCATATGGTTTTGATCTCCTGGTGGAACAATGTAAATCGTTCCGTTTCCTTTGGCACGAACACGAACGCGATACTCCGTTTCTTCTCCACGGTGTGGTAACGTGATGCTTTGGGAGACCTTAGAATCCCAATCTGACAACGTTAAGACGGGTTTATTATTGTCCCCTCGTGGAAAGTGGACTGTTCCCTCTATTTCCCAGTGTTGTGCTGCTTGTAAAAATAAAGCGTTTGGAACTAAATTTCGGGATTCTAATTGATTCCAAGCACGCTGGGCTGCTACATAGATTGCTGCTGTTTCTTGCGTGTAATTATCTTGTACTGGCATACCAGGAATCGTTCCCTCCTGAGAAGAAACGCATTGTAATATAGTTAAGCTATCCAAGTCTGCATATGTTACATCTGGCTTAATTGTCCCAGTCCAATTCGATGAACCATATATCTCATTCAGTTGATTGGTTGCGTTTTGTAAACTTGCAGTGATCTGTGCCTGTTGATCCATATAGGGTTCGAGCCATTGTTTATCTTGATGTTGCACTTGTCGTATTTCTGCAGCTGTTAGCGGGGGTCCCTCTGTGAGTGAAACATGACTAATTTTGGCAAATCCGTCCGATGGTACAGTGAAACCAACTGTAATTCCTAAATCTACATCTGGGGATAGCTCACCAACATCAATCGCGTATTGGAAGAAGTGTGGACTATTGATGACGCCTTCTGCAGAAGTAGGCATTGCTGCAGAACAGGATATATTTACCATCTTATCCATTGTTCGCCCATAACGAGAAGCTATAATGTGTAAAGAATCTGCTTGTAAGACAAAAACAGATAGATAATAGCGTGTATAGGGTTTGAGGGCAGACTCTGGAACTATTTGATAGGCATATGATGGGTGCACTAGAGAAGAGGGTGGCAGTACTAAGTGATGAACGGGATACTGTAAATCTCCTGGTAAGGTGAATACATTATGACCAAATTGCCATCCTGCGCCTTCAAACGTATCTTCAAAATTACCACTTATTAATACATTTTGAGATTTATGAAGACGTTTTGCTTGATTGAGGCGGTTTTTTAACTCCCGCTTTTCGACTGCGTATACATTTGATAGAGATTGAATTTGTTGATGTACATAATCGAGCCAGTAGTTTGTTATGCTTGGTGCTAGTTGATTAGGATTATCTGTAGAAAATAACCCTTGCACCATTGTGCGAATTTGTGCCACATCGTTAGATATTGGTAATGCTGACGATGCTTGATTGATATTTACTACCATACAATCACTCCTTTATAGATTAGATACTTGTACTTGGCCAGTGATGGTACCACTTGTAATATCTACTAAATTTGACGAGCTAGCCTGAATGTTAGTGAAAGAATAAGTAGGTGAGTAATTAACTAATTTAAATCCGTTGCTACGGTCTAAAATTTGGCGATCGCCACCCACCGAAAGATATATTTGGGAATTTTCTGGAACACCTTGTGCCGATATAGTTAGTTGATTCCCGCGAACATTCCCTGATTTCTCCCATATTATTGCAGGTGGTTCTCCGGAACGATGAGGTAACCTACTTGTGATAGGATAATTAATTGGTTGTGTTGACTGTGTTGGCGCTGCTGGTTGATCTAAAGGAACAAACTCAAGTCGATCTAAATAAATAGCAGATGATCCATTATTTGTGAAAAAAACATGAAATTTCCCAGATGGAAGTTCGACAGAATCTTTTACATTCATGAGTGAATAATTTCCATTTATTCCTTTTATGCCTAGTATCTTGTTATCTACTGAATCGTGAGCTGGAGTCTCTTTTGTAGCAGGGAATGTCATCTGGTTATAAATAGGATTCGATCCCCCGTCATACACTAAATTAAAAAAGATTGGAGTATCGTTTGTACTTGCATATCGACAGCGGACCATATATTGACCACCTGTGCTATTGGTAAAATCCATTCCCCAAGATTGGCCTGGAGATAATTGAACTACATTCGCACCATTTATCCACTCTCGTATAATTTCAACTTTTTGTCCACTGGATGCATACCCTTTTTCCACTGGAATTCCTTTTGCGACAATATTCGTAGAATCTGTATCTTTGTCACCAATCGTATTGTTCGGACTTAGGTCATATGGAATATGACTTGCTAGCAATCCTAGTTTGCCTGATTGTCCCAGCACATTTGTTTGTGTAAAAGGATATAGTGCATGTATTTTTTGACCTGGAAGTGATTGATTGCAACTTTCTCCATATCCAGTACTATTATTATAACAACCTCTTCCTGGAAAACAGTTTGTAGTACAGTAGCCACGTAGAGTACAAAGCCAACTGCGGCCAGTATCTGTCCATATGTTTTCTCCATCTGTATATTGGGCTGTTTGAGTTTGGGCATTAACTACACTCATAGGTGCTGGGAGTTGAACGTCTCCTGAAAGACCTGGATCATTATCGCCATATCTAAAGGTATTCTTGTTATAGTTTAAAATCACTCCATACGGCCAGCAGAAACAGTCCGTACAATAAGGTTTGTGATTATAATCATACATGCGAAGTTGTGCTTTCTGTAACTCATCTGGGAAATAAGAGATTGAATTGAGACCTATGGATCCATGTTGATGTGAATCTGTATTGTCAAAAATATTTTTAATCGTTACGCTGCCATCTCTACTCTCACTTTGCCCGACCATATCTGAAAAGATCACGCGTGTTTTCTCCAGTTTTATCTGAGACGAATAGTCATCTGGATATAGGGTAGGCCATGTTGCTACTATATCTAAGCCATTCAATACCATTGCTCGAGTGTATACATTATAGTCATTAATTGCATATTTATTAGATGATAATGAAGGGAGATTCCCAGTAAACATGTTTAAAGCTTGGCTTGTATAAAATGCTATGTCTTGGCGCATATGCTGTTTAGCTCGTGCTAAAGCCTGCGACATTGTTTTTCCCTCATCTGATGATAAATCATAAACTTTATTAAGCCATGTATTTCCGAATTGTATATAACTATGATATGCTGAAAGTTTCATAGTTGCGCCTAGTACATATAATGGGAAGGTAAGCTTTGAATAGGTATCAGTAAGAAAATCACTCATGCCAAGAGTAAGAATACCTCCTGTTGAGAAATATGCTGAATCCACTTTCATATAATTTGATTTACTTACTTGTAGTACAGGCTTGTGATTCTCGAAAGTTGCATCTATTATTACTTCTTCCAAACGAGTTACTAGGTCCGTAAAAGCATTTAAATCTGCGTTCAATTTCTTTATTAACTGATCAGATAGCTTTTCATCTAGTATTCTCTGAACTTCCTTATCAATAACTGTAATAAGGTTTTCTTGGTTGTTTGTGCCCTTTGGCCAAAAAACACCAACAAGCATGCTAATAAGAGGCACTGCCACTGAAACACCAGGGATTGCGGCGCCTAGCGTACCAACTAATCCTAGGCCGGCTTGAACTAAACCTAAATAATCAAAGGATCCTCCTCCGATTGCTGCATCAAATCCCTTTTCAAGAGCTGCTAATGAGAAACTTCCGTTTTTTTGGAACGCTTCCCATGCTTCCTTGAGCTCTTTAACGGTTTGCTCAAACTGATCAAATTGATTACCTGCATTGCCGATTGGACTACCTGTATTACTAGTTGGAACTCCTGCTAGTACGTTATAGGGAATAAGTGGTTGCGCTTGTAATTGACAAGTCAT